ATAAAAATAAAAAATGGAGATTTTAAAGTTGTTTATGAAAACGTTAGTACAAGTTATAGTATCCCTGTTCAGTATATGTATGTTAAGTAGTTGTTCTAATGGTTGGTCTGTAGGGAATATAGACGTTCATGCAGAAGATTCTATGTATACTTTTATAGAGGTATTAGACCAAGATTCAACTTCACACTTTTACTCAGAGAATGTAAAGCTTAATAGCGATATGTGGTGTTATGTTCATAACCAATGGGAAATTGTAAGGAAGAAATGAGTGAACAAGTTAAGACAGCTAGAAGCTATAGAGGTACTATTGTCGATGACAACGCTGTTATATCTGTCAATATCAGATGGATATTTCAAGGCATTGCCCTTATTGGTGCTTTGGTCTATGGTTACTATAGGGTTGAGACTAGATTGGAAACATTGGAAAATAAGTTGGCTAATGCTGATAAGCAAATTGGGGATTTACTTAGTAAACATATCGTGGAAGAAAGGGCTGAAAGACAAGAGCTGGCAGAAAAAGTAGCTTTTTACGAAAAAGAATTTAATATTAATCCTTTAAGCTGGGGTAAAAGGAGAAAAAAATAATGGACATGATGGCAGTATATGGCGAAGCGGGAATGATAGGTATATGCGGAGCATTACTTGTTTATTTAGTTATGTCATTGTCAAAGAAATCAGAAGCACAGCCAGAGTCTTTAAAAGAATTAGAGGTAGAAAACAAAGGTCAATCTGAAAGTATTACCAATATGGAGGGTATGATTATAAAACTTATTAGTAGGTGGAATGATAGCGATGCAGTAAGGGATAGAAGATATGAACAGATGATGGAAGCTATCTCAGATTTAGAAAAACAACTGTCAAGAATGGATGGTATTATGTCACGAATGAATGGGAATGGTCGTGGATAATCAAGATTTAATTAGAGTATTAACCAGACATGACGAAAGGTTAAAGAATATCTATTCTACGTTAAATAGAATAGAAGGTCACTTAGGTAGATTAAATGGAAAAGTGGATAGGCACGAAGTTAATATTGCAAAAATACAGACATGGGGTGGAGTTGCTTTAGTTACGTTTCCAATAATGATAAACATAATAATGAGGTTCATATAATGGATATAAAATCAATGCTAGTAAAACTAGCGGAACAGCAAGCAGAAAAAATGCAAGAAGAGGCAATGAAACACATGGAGTCTGATGACTTCTCTGATATGTTGGCTACTAAAATGAATGAGAAAATAAACATACCATTTGTAAAAGAGGATAAGGAACAAAAATTCTTTGAAGAAATGATGGATGTAGTAACTGATTTGTTAGCAGGCGTATTTAAAAAGAAGTAAATCAGTGCCAAAAAGAATATACAAGTTAAATGATTTTAGTGGGGGAATTAATAATTTACAAGACCCTGCTGATATTCAAGACAATGAAGTACAAGATGCCAAGAATGTAATGTTCAATGTGTATGGAGGTATTCAAGCTCCGTATGTTATGACAAACAGTAGTAATAATAAAATCAGTGCTTACAATAACAATGAAATTATTACAGTACAACCCGGATATGGTTTAGGATATTTTGAAACAGATCATCAGCGAGACTCAACTACAGTTTCTTTTACAGGTACAAACGATGATTCTGGTGGTAGTGAAGATGGTTTTTTTGTTTATCAAGAAGATGGCAGTGCTAGAAGTCTTTCTGCTGTTAATAATAGACTTAAGCTTTTATCTGGGGGGGTCGTTCAAGACTTAAGTTCTTCTTTTAGTATAGGAGATTTACTTACCCTTACTGGAAACACAAGTGTTACTTCAAGAAGCTTTGCGGATGGAAAGCTTGCAGGGAGCTCTAATGGCGTATATACAGTTGTTGATACAGCTAATAGTGGAAAGGAGCTTATATTAGATCGTGGTTTGGATATTAGATTAGACAGTTCAGCAGCAGAACATTTCAACTTAACGATTGTAGGTTTTAGCCCCGGTGATAATGTTATTTTGATAGCTGATCCAACTGCTCATAATATTGATGTTTTTTCTACTTCTGCAAATAACTATACACACAATGTTATTACATTAAGAGCTTCTGCAACTGATATACCTTCAAAAGTAAAATATTATAAATCGGAAGAATCTATTAGGTGTTGTGATACTTCTGATAAGAACAGCTCTAAGATACAGTGGTATGGATGGATACAGAGAAAACACTTTCAAGATAGTACTTCCACATTAGATGAATCTAATTCCCACATGAATTATTTTGCAAAGGATAATGATCTCGCTATCCCTTCAGAACCCGGTCTTGCTACAAGTACAGGAACTACTGGTGCTGTATCTCCATATCCTGCTAACGCAGGAAAAGGATTTGAAATAGCTATTGCTACTGAAACAGATGAGGATGGATTGATAGAGTCAGGAGTTTATGAATTAGCATCTACTTTTATTTACGATGATAATCAAGAATCCTTACCATTTCCATACACAAATACACATACAGTTTCTGAAGAAAACGAATTCAAAGCTTTATCTTTAAACATTGGTGCTAAAGCTCCTTACGACCCAAGAATATCTGGTGGTAGAATTTATATAAGAAAACAAGGTGATGATTCTGAATATATTATGTTGCTAGATATAAGCCTAACAAAAGGAGCAAGAACTAAGCTATCTGATGTTTATACAACATGGCATGATGCCGGAAGTTCTCAATACAATTGCCCGACAGCTACTGCATCTGCCAACTTTATAGTTAGGGAGTTGGGTTTTATTACCTATGAAGTAATAAATGGTTATAGCTCTAGTGTATTTAGCAATGCATTAGGTGATGCAGGTGAGCACTGGAAAGACTCAGTGATTGCAAATAATAGAGTTTTTGTTTGTAATGTTACTATGAAAGACGAAGATACAGGTCAAGAAAAATTAAGAGCAACATTAAGGTCTTATCCGGATAGAATCATGTACTCTATGCCTAACAGGCATGATACGTTTCCTTCAGATAATTTTATAGAAGCTTCTAAGGGAGACTCTGATGTTTATGTTGCTATTCAATCTTATGCAGATAGGTTGCTGGCTTATAAAAATAATAGTTTAGATATTATAAATATTAGTGGTAATGATGTTAATTGGTTTCTAGAAGAGAGCCGTCAATATCAAGGAGTTAGTCATCCAGAAGCTGTAAAGAAGACCCAGTATGGAGTGGTTTGGGCAAATGAACAAGGCTTGTATTTATACAATGGTTCTTCTCTTGTGAACTTAAAAGAAAAGAAAATTCGTGATGCTACATGGGCTACTTTTATAACAAGCACTACGGGGATTATATACGACCAACAAGAGTCAATGGTTTTTATTATCAAGAGTTTAGATAATAAAGGTGATGCGTATATGTACGATTTAAAGAAAGGTAATTTTACTTACATAGAAGATTTTGTTTTAGAGACAAATGATGGCTTAACAAACTCTGTAGATACTGATGATAATAATGTGTTGATAGGTCACGATTCTGGCAGTTCAATAGATATATATAAATTAAATAGGTTGGTTGTTTCTACCCAACCAAATATAGAGTTTCAAACAAAAGATTTAGATTTTGGTGACCCAGCACAAGTAAAGAAAATATATTCAGTTATCATCACTTACAAAGCTAGTGGTGCATTAACGGATAAATTTACATTAGAAGAATCAGATGGGACATCTCATGCTCTTTCTGGAACAATAAGTGCATCTGCATCAAATTGGTCTGTCGTTAAACTTACCCCTTCCTCTCCTGTAGTTTGTAATAAAGTGTCTGTCCGGTTAGATACTGGAACTGATGCTCGTGGGGTATATGTAAATGACATAGGTGTTGAGTTTAGATCAATCTATAGAAAGGGTGTGTAGTGGACAGGTCTTTTCGGTACTTGTCTGGTAAGAAACAAGATAAAATTAGAGTAGTAAAATCACAACCATCTGTTCAGTCTATGAGGGATGGTCAAGAATTATTATACTTAAATAAGAATGGTTCATTATCTAGGTATAGAAAAGAAAGAGGTAAGTTGTTTCAGTCAGATATGACAAGCACTGGAAATCAATTTATAGAAAAAAAATTAACAGCAAGTAAGTTAGAGTACCGTAAGTCTTTTATTGACTATAGGGTTTTTAAACATAGCTTTACAGATGATTTACCAGCAACAAAGATATATGTGCCTTGGCAAGGAACAGGAGAACAAACTACATTATTGGAGTCTAGAAGCGGTTTCTTAGCTCCATTTAATATGACCTGTCATAAATTAATTATTAGGACTCCGGCTTTAGATACAGCAGCTACAGATATTGTTTTCGGTATTGATAAAATAGATAACGGAGACACATCTATAGATTCTGTTTGTAC